GAGATATGGGTGGTAATAGAGATATGGGTGGTAATAGAGATATGGGTGGTAATAGTCCATCTGGTTCAGATGATATTGTAGAATTAGATGGATTTAGTAGTTTTGGTGATGGTTTAGGATTTTCATTAATTGATGAAGATGATACTACAACTAATATAGATAGTAGATTTGAATTATTAAATGAAGATAGTAATAATAATAATAATAATAATAATTCACAAATGTCTGGAAGTGGTAATGAATATAAATCAGAAAAAAGAAACCAATTTGATAATGATTATGAAGAAATGATGAAATCTCGTGGATCATTAGATTCAAGAAATGATAATCCGATGGGTGGAGGAGGAAATCAAATGGGTATGAGAACTTTTTAAAATTTAATTTTTTAATTTTTTATTTTTTATTTTTAAATTGCGGTATTAAATATAAAAAAAAATATACCTAAATTTTAAGATGGATTTAAATAATAGATTATTATCAACTTTTAAAGACTTTATAAATGATATAAGTGAAATAAATAATGATATTGGAGAAACAGCAAAAGAATATTATAAAGAGATATTAGAATTAGATGAATTAGAAGATTTAAATAATAATGAAAAATTATTAGTATTTTTAAATACATTAGATAAACATTCTAAAAAAATATCAGATAGAGATGAAAAGATAATAAATACAATTAAATTAAAAAGTATTGATATGAAAAAATTATGGGAAGATTTAGATGATATAAATAAGAATAATATATGGAAATATTTACAGACTTTAGGATTAATAAAATTAAATATAGAATCTAATAATGAATTAAAAGATATATTATCAGGAGAAAATGAAATAGATGAATCTAATAAAGAAAATTTAAAAACATTAAAAAAAATGAAATTATTAAAAAAAGGTTTAAATAAAACAAATGAAGAAATAGATAAAAATATAGAAGAAAGTAAAGAAGAAGAAGAAGGACAAACAAATATGGAAGATATTTTAAATAATACAGGAATTGGAAATTTAGCTAAAGAAATTGCTGAAGGATTTGAATTAGATAATAATGATCCATCTGAACTTATGAACCCATCTAATTTGATGAGTTTATTTACTAAAATAAATTCAACAGTTCAGGATAAATTACAATCAGGTGATTTAGATTTAGCTAAAGTTACTACAGAATTACCATCTTTATATTCTAATATGCAACAAGACCCATTATTTAATGAAATGATGAATATGAATCAGACTAAAGAAGAAGGTGATGAAGAAAATAAAGAAGAAACTAAAACTCCTAAAAAAAAGACTTCTAAAAAAAAGGGTTCTAAAAAAAAAGAAGATAAAAAGGAAAATACTGAAGAAAAAACTACTAAAAAAAAAGCAAAAAATAAAACTCAAGAAAGATTACAAAAAAAATTAGAAGAAAAAAATAAAAATAAATAAAATATAATATAATATATTAAATGAGTACAATTTTTTGGTATGATGATATTAGTATATTATATGATAAAAATTATTTATTAGAATTTATACCATATAGAGAATTTGATTTTAATAGAAAATTAAATGCTATAGTAAGATTAAGTGTATATTATGGAATAATAGCATATGTATTAACTTCTTCTAAAAATGTATTATGTGTACCTTTTATAACATTAATAGTAACAGTTTTTTTATATAAGAATTATAAAAATAATAAAAGAAATAGATTATCGAGTTTATTAAAAGATACAAATAATACAAATTCAACAAATACTACAAAAGCAGCTGTAAATAATTTAATAAGTGGTAACTCTTTATTAAATAATGCGATTAATGCTAATTCTATTAACAGTAATAATATTGTAAATTCTAATGCGGTTAATAGTAGAGTTAACCATAAAGAAGAAGAAAGCAGATTAAATGAAATTGATAGTATAATTAAAGATATAAATGATTCTTGTAGATTACCAACAAATGATAATCCATTTATGAATTTAAATACATATGAATTATCAAATGGAGATGTAGGAGAGGCTTGTAAAAGTTATAATAATAAAGGTATAAAAAATATTGTAGAAAATAAATTTAATGATGATTTATATTTAGATTCAAATGATTTATTTAATAGAAGAAATTCACAAAGACAATTTTATACAATGCCAAATACATCTGTTCCAAATGGTCAAGATGATTTTGCAAGATGGTTATATCAAACTGAACCAACTTGTAAAGAAGGAAATTGTAAAACAACATCAGGTGGGTGGTAAAACTAATATAGAAAGTCTGTTCCTTAAAAAGAATAATTAATCTAAAAAAAAATATATATTACTTTATATAATGAATAATAATTTAAATCAGCCAATATTAAATACAAATGTGAATAGAAATGTAAATACAAATACTAAATCAAATCCAAATATAAGTGTTGATATTGTTTTACCTAAAATAGATAATAAAATTGAATTTGGTGATTTTGAAATAGAAAATGATAGTACAAATATGGATTTATATAATTTATCATCCATACATGATGATGATTATCAAAGAGATTTAAGAACAGTTCAATCTTTAAATGTTGGTAACTATAAATTAGGTAATTTTTATCCTAAAGATTGTGGTCAAGAAAGTGCGAGAAACGTTCAATTAAGTCAATCTAATGTTAATTTTATAGGTGGAAAAGGATGGATTGGTTCTGATGGTTGTTTAGTAGATACTGATACGCAGTTAAGATTTAAAGAATCAACAAATAAAAATTATATTAATCAATTACAAGAAAGATTAGTTAAAACAACTCCGTATATTAGAGGTATATTAGATGTTGATATTGAATCACAATTATTACCAGGAAGTAAAACAGATAGTAGAAAGGCTGTTGGTGATTATGCTGGTGTAAGTACATATGATAGACAAGTAACTCCATTAATAGAAAAATTAGAAAAAGAGGTTCAAGATCCAAATCACTTGATTCAGGAAAATGTTGATAAAGATTGGATACATGGAGGTATTCCAACAAGAGAAATTATGAGAAATATAGATTATTTAAAAAGATGTAATAATGAAAAATAAAATAATATAATATAATATATATATATTATGAATATTCAAGAATATAGTGAAATTGATTTTGATATAACAAATAATATGCAAGATAAAATTAAAAATAATAAAGAATATAGTGAATTACAACAACACGTTATTACTGCAGGTGAATTAATATATACACTAGATAATACAAGTACAGAAAATGAAAAAGATTTGTTTCCATTAAATCCAGAAATACAATTACAACAAATTGGTAAAGATATAAATAGGTCTAATATAGATATTAATTCAGAATTATTAAATTTAGATAAACCTTTAAATAAAGATGTAACAAATAATTTAAAAAATAGTGATACAACTACTGAAAATATATTAAATACATTACCATTTAATACAGAACATACTAATTTAACAAATCCAGCAATTAATATTAAGGGTATGTCTAAAAATAGATGGATAGAGTTACACTTAAATCCTCAAAATAATAGTATAGAACCATTTGAAAGAAATGGTCAAAATAGTGTATTAAATACATTAGATACTTTTGAAAAGTGTTATTAAGTTTTTTTATAATATTTTTTTTTTATCTATTTTATCTTATTTTAAATTTAAGATAAATTTTTTTTTTTTTTATATTTTAAGTTATAAATGGAAGTCCTTGTATTAGCAGGTTTAATAGGTGCTGGTTATTATATAAATGATAATAAAAGAAGAAATAATATTGAGACTTTTGAAGGAGGTGATATAAATAGTAATATTATTCCAGATAATAATGATTTATATGATTTAACTAATTATGAAACATCACAACAATTGCAAGAAGTTAGTGCTCAAGAATTAATTGGAGATATGTTATCAGGTAGAACAAATGTTATAGATTCTACACAAACTATGAATAATACTCATAGAAATGTTAATTTAAATATTGGAGAAAATGAAACAGAAATATTTAGTGGAAATTCAGATTTATTTATAAATAAAGAAGATTTTTTAAGAGATGATAGAGGATATTCCGCAGTTCCATTTTATAAAGGAACAGCATCTCCAACTATTAATTTAGATAGTAATCATGGATTTCAAGCATCTATGGGAGGTGCTGCAGCTACTACAGAATGGAGAAGTAAAAGGGAAACCGAAAATATAGGAGATTGGTATATGCCTGAAAATATACACGGAAATCAGTGGGGTACAGATCCAAATGCTGATTTTAATAGATATATTCCAGGTACAATGAGAACAGGTGAATTACCATTTGACCAAGAAAATGTTCAACATATAGATGAAAAAAGTTTTGATAATAGATTAATAGATGAAGCTATTGCAAATACAAGAAATATTGATAATTTAAGAAGTTTAAATAATCAACAGAAAACATATGCAGGTAGAATTATTCCTGGGGAACATATCAATATGAGAGGAATTGAAGGACAAGTTAAAAAAAATAAAGTTGAGAAATATCATGAATTAGGAGAAGATAGAAATTTAGTTACAACTGGTGCTGTAATTGGTTCTTCTAAACGACCAAATCAAGTAATGCCAGATACGAATCGTCAATATTTAAATAATATGCAATTAGGTCCTGCTGCTCCATTAGATGGTATAGAAGAAAAGATGGATAGACCATTTGTATCTAAATCTATGAAAACTCCATTAGATCCTGATAATAATAGAAATGTTGCTGGAAGTATTAGAGTAACAGATCCAGAAAGATTAGGTTATAAAGCATACCCGAATGAAAGACAATTAACTGAAGAAAGAACATATCAAAGTAATGTTAAAGGAGAATTTGAAGGAAGAACTATTAATTTACAAGATGAAGTTAGACAAACAATTAAAGAAACAACTCTTGATCCAGCTAATAATGGTTTCTTATCTGGAGAAATGGATAAACAAAGGGTATATCAACAAGATGGAGCTAAAACAACAGTTAAAGAAACAACAATAGATGCATTAGGTTTGTCAAATGTTAAAGGTAATTATACTGAAAATTTACAAACAAGACCAATGGATGACTTTAAAACAACTATTCGTGAAGGTACTATGTATAATAAGGAGGGACCAGCTGGTTCATATATAAGTGGTTCTATGGATAGAGATGATTTTAATAATGCTGAAACAAATCCTACAAAAGAATTAATATCAAGAGGTAGAACACCAACAACTACTTCTACTAAAATAGTAAGTGGTGGAGATAATGTAAATATTGATATTAAGAAAATTGAAAGTGATTATTTAACACAAAAAACAACTGGTTTAGGTAAAGTGTATGAAAAATTAGCAAATGCTAATGTAGAACAATTAACAACTGATAAGAATCAATATAAAGATGCTGAATTATTATTAAACCAAATAGATCCAAATTTATTAAATCCATTTAAAAGTAATCCATATACAAAATCATTACAATCTTATAATTATTAAATATTATATATATTAATATGAATCAAGAATATTTAGAAGATAAAAATTCAGATGATTTTATTAAATATATTTTTTCAACAAATCCAAAACCTAAAAATCATATTAAATTAGAATTAGATGAACCACCTAAAGGTATACATAATAGTCTTCATATTTATATACAATTATTACAAATATTTATGGATGGTTTATTTTATTTAAGAGGAAATGATAATAAATTAAATATTAATAATTTATCATTAGAAGATATTGAATTAATGAAAAAGTATTTTTTAAGTTTTGGATTTATAGTTAATTTAGAAATTTTTGAACCAGACAAATATAAATTAAGACAACCTAATTTATTATTTAATAGAGAATTCATAACAGATAAAACAAAAATAAGTGATTATTTTTATGAAATAATTGATATGGATGATAATGATATTATAAATAAAACATATAGAATTACATTTGATTTTATTTAAGTATATATTTTAAAATTAAAATATACTATAGAAATTAAATGGAAGATAGTAATTCAGCTATATTCGCTCAAGCAAAAATAGAATATTCAAAACAATTAATAGATATTTTAGTATTTCCATTATATGAAGGATTTAGAAGTATTTATGAAGAATCAAAAATAGTAAAAAAATCATCTAAAAAAGATATAACTACTATTTTTAGAGAACAATTACAAAATGTACCCAAATGGAATAATGATATAATTGAAAAAGAAACTATACGAATATTACAAGTATCTTCTTGTGATTGGTTAGATGATTTAATAACAGCAGTATTTTTAAGTCATACAAAAATATTAACAGCACTAGGTCCTAATAAAAGAGCAAAAAAAGTAAATTTAACAATACCTAAAAATTCTACTTTTATACATAAAACATATATTAATATAGCAAGAGAATTATGGAAAAATCCTTATTTATTTAATGAAAATGTAAAAGGATATGATTTTCAAAGAAATATAAAAACAACTGAAAATATAATTAAAGAAGGTATAGAATATACTGTTCGTAAATTATTACCAGTTAAAGAAATATTAAAAGAGCATTTAGATATAAATGATGTGCAATCTGAAAATGAAGATTATATTAGAACTCAAAAATTAAAAGCATTACTTAAAAATGAATTAGAAGAATTGAATAATAATTCAATTGAATCTTTTAGTAATAAACAAAATAATAATTCTAATAATTATAATAATTCTAATAATTCTAATAATTATGATGATAATGAAATAGATGAATATTATGATAATCCAAATATAGTTCAATCTAATCAAAAAGAAACTGACAAAATAATAGAAGATAATTTAGGAATATATCATAAAATATTAAATAATACAATAGATGATGATTTTAATGATGATGATTTTAATGATCAAGATTCTAATAATGATCTAAATTATGATTTAAATGATGATTTAAATGATGATTTAAATGATGATTTAAAAGATGATTCTAATAATGATTTAAAAGATGATTCTAATAATGATTTCAAAGATGATTTCAAAGATGATTTAAAAGATGATTTCAAAGATGATTTAAAAGATG